GGCACCGAAGGCCAACCGAACACAGCAGTCACCTGAACCAAAGCCTGCTCACCATAGTTCGCATTCACAGTTGGGAACAAGCAAAGTACCCCTTCATATTTTCTTTAGGCGGCTTATGGCTACAAATATCAAAAGCCAAGGAGACTAACTCCTCGGCTTCCTGCTGGTTGTTCGCGAGCTTAAGAGCGTATTGTCTTATGCTTTGGTCAAAATATATGTCTTCTAATCTCAAAAGGGGAGGTCTCCTTTGTCGTATTCTGGTTCGCTTTCTGTTGCAGCTGCTTGCGTTGGCTTCCAAGTGTCAAGCTCTACGTAAGGCTTACCGCTCTTACCTATGTTAACGTTTAGGTTCACCCATCCTTTGTCTGTGTTCTTTTGAATAAAGGCTATTGCCTCGTCCGCTTTTAGGCTTAAGCTACCTACAACCCACTCAGGAGAGTTAGGTTTCATTTTGAACATAAACCCCTCTGCGAATACTTTTTCTGTTTTTTCCATTGTTATTATTTATTTTCGTTTATTATCATTGACAAAAGTACACTATAATTTGCTAAGTCCAATACGCTATCTTCTATACTCTCGTTGTTAGGTTTTTTATCTGAGTTTAGCAGTACTCCGAGCCTTGCTACTTTGGTAGCGATTAGGTTTAAACAGTTAGTACTTGCGTTGCCTCCAGCTATTGCTCCAGCTAATTTAAAATTAGAGAGCCTATCGGTGTTGGCGTAGTCGTCTCCCTTGCTAAATAGTACCCTCTCCATTTCTCCAGTAATATAACCGAAGTGGGCTATCTGTTCTTTTTTCGTCATAGGTTTACCTCCTCGTTAATAACTACGCTACTAAGCTTCCATAAGTGGCGTTCGTTGTGTACTATTTTGTGTCGGTTCATTAGCTGACCGAATAAAGTTTCTTTATCACCCATATCTCCGAAGACCTCGCTGGTAATGGTTCGCCCTCCCTTGGTGGCGGTTACTTGGATTAAACCCCGCATACTATTTTTTAATTTCATTTAATTCTACTTTGGCTATCGTGCTTAATATGACACTGACGACATCTTACTTTTATATTCTCTACGTCCCAAGCTAATTCTGTTCTTCGAGTCTTTTGTGCTTCATCAACGCTTATAGTGTGCGAGCAGTCTAAACGACCAGCAGAGCTTAAGCAATCCGTACAAAAGTTATATCCAAATTCCCAGAACTGTTCACTAAGTGCGTTACTCTTTGCCTCCCTTACTCGAGAGTCTATTACGCTCTTAGCTACTCGCTCTCCGTCTGAGGTGTGGTAGTGGTTCATATTGTGAATAAATAGTTTATAATTAAAGCTTTACTATTTTATTTGCCATTGCATTTAGCTCGCATAACTCCCTTATTTTAGCTTGCTGCTCTCCCATCTTAAAAAGGTAAGTAGCCAGTAACTCCTCGTAAGCGTCTATGTCTACGGCTTGCTTATAAGCTAAGTTAATCAAATTATCTAAATTCTGCAAGTGTTTAGTTTGCTCGGTCTTATCTCCTGAGTATTTAGCGAGTTTAATCTTCATATCTCTTACCGAACGCTCAGCCTCTTTACAAATCGCTGGTTTGTTTAATATCTCTTTTGCTTCTTGGTCTGTCATTTTTTTAATTTAATAGATTCTATTTTATATCGACCTCTTTTGTCGCTTAGTCTTTGCATCTTATTTAATAGCCTTTGCCTAAGAGCTCGTAGGGCTTGCTCTTCGTCTATACCTATCGAGGACATTGTGTTAGTTACGTAGTGATGTTGGTTATAATTTATTACTACTTCAAATTCAAATGCTTGTATCATAATTAAAAAATGTCTTTGTTGTCTAAAGCGTCTACCAGATGAGGAGTCCCGTTCCCGTCTATCTCAATATCAAAAGGCTGAAACTGCAAGCCCCTTGTATCGTTTGCAGTTATCGTACTTCTGCTATGTATGTTTTTGTTTTTCTCAATCTTTAAAACCGTCTCAGCTTTCTGAGCTAACATCGTACCGATATGCCCTCGAGCTTTACCGTCTGAGGCGTTCTCGTGAAGTATGCAGCTACAGTGTACGTTATACTCTTTAGTTATTTTCATAATCCACTGTACAAGCTCGCTACATTCTTTGAGGTCGTTAAAATCGTATAGCAAATCTACAATACCGTCTATTAGAATATAGCTTATTTTTCCTTTATGGCTTAATAAAAAATGCTCTATAAGCTCTCTACGTTCTGTCGGGCTGCTATCTCTAAAAGCAAAATAGTAAAAGTTATCCGTACCGCTTAAATTCTTAATACGTTGGTTAGTTTTTTGAGCGTGGTAGGTGCTTTGCTCAGTATCAAATATAGCAAGCGTAGTCCCTTTTGGCGTCTCGCTCATTAGCTTCTCGAATACGTATTCGTTTAATATGCTGACTGCTATACTGGAGGTAAAAAATGTCTTTTTAGATTTTTGCCTACCTTGTATTAAGCTAAGGTCGCCAAGAGAGAATATAGGTATAAAAATTGTACTTGTCCCGCTACGCTGGCAAACGTTTAGTAATGTAGGCGGCTGCTCTATAATTTTATTAGGGTCGAGTCTTGTCTCGTAGAGCTTATTTGTTAAATTAGTTTCCATTGATTTTGTCTATTAAAATATTAACGAATTGAAACTTATCAAACTTATCAATATACTTTGCAGCGTCTTGACTTACTCTGAGATATCTGCTTTTGCCGTTGCTATAATTACCGTATAAATCTTTTAAAGACGTAATACTATCAGAATCAAAGTGTAGCTGGTCATCGTATAATATCTCTTTTAAATAAATTGCAATGGTGTAAAAGTCAAACGGTTTAAATTGATGTTCCTTTTCTATTTGGTCTATGTCAAACATCCATACTCCAAGGTCTGCGCTATTCAATAAATCTAAATCGTCTTTTCTGTTTAGCTTTTCTGCTCTCTTTATAAAGAAGTTGTAAAATGCTACAACCGTTCTGTATTTTACTCTATGAATGTCTTTAAAAGGTAATATGTCAAAATCGCAGTCTTTTAATAAAGTACCGTTTGCTCCTTCTTTCTTTGCGCTATCCTTTAAAGGAAATACGCTTTGCCAGTTGTTCATAATAGACTGCTCTAATATTTCAATTTGAGTTTGTGCATCTGCAGGAGCCAACTTTTCCAATTTAGATTTTAAAAGCTCTATTGCTTTGTCTGTCATTGGTTTCTTAAGTTGCTTTCTCATAAGTAAAAAAGAATCAAAAACAGAATCAAAAACGCTTTTATTTATTTCATTATCATTATCATTATCATTATCGGCTTTTTTGGGTTCGGTTGGGTTATCAATTAACCCACTGGGTTCTTTGGGTTCTTTTTGGTTTTTAGGTCTACCTCCTAAAAGTCCATTTTGTTTATTTCTGTCAACAACTACCTCATACTTCTTTAAATCTCTTTTAAGTTGTAGCTTAATAGGTTCAAAGGATAAGTCCGTAATCCTATCTATCGGATTAGGGTTCTCGTCATTGACGTAAGAAAATATGTGCTTAATTAATCTACCCGCCTCATCATCGGATAGTTTGTCGAAGTAGCTACGCTGGTCTGCGTATAGAATAAAACTTGTTTTGTCTTTTGCCATTTTGTTTGTCGTTTTTTAGGTAAGCTGGAGAGGTAGGGTGTGACAAACAATTAGGAAACCTACCTCCCTTTAGCTCAATATCTTTAAAATAATTTATATTTATGTCTGTCACAACGGCAGCAAATATAGTTATACAATCCGAATAAAAAAATAAATTTGTACTTAAATGAAAATAATTTTAAAAGACCTCCCTAAGATTAGCCTTAACAAGTGGTACGCTGGTATGCATTGGACTAAGCGTAAAAAAATAAAAGACAACTATACGCTAATAGTTAAAAGCCAGTTTAAGGAGGTGTTGCCAGCCTCAGAGAGCTACGATACTGAATACCACTTCACTTTTAAGTTAAGACCTTTAGACGCTTCTAACTGTGTCGCTATGGTCAAGATGATTGAGGATATAATCTTCGAGAGTGACGGGTACAAAGTAATAAAGAGCATATTAATAACAAGCGAGAAAGGAGCTGAGGATATGGTAGAAATAAAAATAAATAAAAAATAATTAAAGTTTTTCTTGTTTGGTATTAAAGTTTAATACTATATTTGCAGTACAATAACAAAATAACAATGAACAGACTACAAATCACCTTTGCACCTAAAGACTTTACCGCTGGTTCTGAGTGGTTAGAAAAAACAAGCTCAAAGCTCGGCTTTAGCTATGACATCTACCAGGACATTTACGATACCGAGGATATGCTATATACGATAGAAAAAGAGTTAGAATTATCAGGATTAAATTATAATTTATACTAATATGAAAGAACAAATACTAAAAGTAGGAACAATATTAATGCCGCTTGGTTTTATGGTGGCTTTAGTAGACTGCAAGGTTTACGCAGCGATAAATTTTATAATAGGTTTTGTATGTCTTCTTGAACTTATAGACTTAAAATTAAAAGAAAAAAATAAACCTAAAAGTTAAAAAAATGAAAGATTTAAAAATAGAAAAAACAAACGAAAGCATTTATTTTATTATGTTTAAAGTTTCTGGAGGTAAAAAAATCCACGAATTTAAACTTAACTCTATATCAGAGCATCACGCTATTACCGTGGCTGAAAATTTTTACAGAGCAAACGGCTTAATTGGTAGATATTATTGCGAGACAGAAAACGGTAAAATGTTTCAAATAAATTACTAAAATAAAATAGCCTTGTATTAAAACTAAACACTATATTTGCAAAACAATTAAACACAATGATAATAGATTTAAACTTAGAAGAACGCAGCTGGGTAGCGATATGCCTTGAGGAGAAAATTAACTCAGCAGAAAAAAACTTTCAAGCTACCAAAGATTGTTACTGGTCTGACCAGGTAGAAACTTTAACCAAAATTGCTAAGAAATTATGAACGTAAATTTAAACTTAGAAGAACGCAGCTTAATAGCTTTACTGATTAAAGATGAGGTCTCGGCTTTAGAGTACAGACGCAGACAAACTAATAGCGAAGATTTAGTAGATTTTTTAGATGAAAAAATAGACGCTTACGAAACAATTTTAAATAAACTATAATACAATGGAAAAAAATATGCAGACTACAGATTATATAGTTGACATTTGTGCAAGACACTCAGAAGCTATGAAAGCTCTTGATGATGGAAACTTTGAAACAGTACAATCTTTTGTAGACTATGTAGTTAATAACTACGAAATAACAAAAAGAAAGGCTAACCCTAAACTTAACTTACTCAGAAAAAAAGAGATAAAAAAAGAAGCAAAAAGAAGGCTAAATTTATGGTTAAAGCATTCGACATTTGACGATATGACTTGCTATGGTAGTTATATTAGATTTCAAATGGCTCTTGGAATGGCTGGATACCCTTTTATTCCTGAGCCTTGGATGAAGCACGATTACGAAAGATTTGTATGGGATTACGAATTTAACTCTAAGGATTTTGATTTAATTATCGAAGAGTTGTTTATTGAAGCTCAAAAAAACCAAAATAAAATATAATATGCAATTTCAACCATACATAGGAAAGCAATTAACAAGAGCTATAAAGGCTAATACTACCCGAGCAGAACGCCAGGTAGTAGCAGAGAGGCACATAATAAGTGTGCATACACTTAACACCGTAATAAGCGGAGAGCGTAAGATAACAAACTTTAACGAGCCAGCTCTAACCGATATAATAAAAGTAGCTATACGTAACGCTAATAATAACGGCAAGACCTTAGCAGATTACTACCAACAAAAAGAGGCAGCCGAAGCCACCTCCCTAAACAATCATTAACAATAACAACGCAAAAATAAACAATTATGACAATATACAATAAACTTGCCGCCGTTAAAAAAGAGATAGGAGCTATCTCCAAAGACGAAACAAACCCTTTTTTTAAGTCTAAATACTTTGACATTAACGGACTTTTAAGACATACAGAGCCATTACTACAAAAGAATGGTCTACTACTATTGCAGCCTATTTTAAATGGCGAGGTAGTATCTCAAATTATCGATACAGAATCAGGAGAGAGCGTTACAAGTTCAATAGCTTTACCTAATATGGATGACCCGCAAAAGTTAGGCTCTGCGGTTACATATTATAGACGCTACACCCTACAAAGTCTTTTAGGCTTACAAGCTGAAGATGACGACGCTAACTCAGCAAGCCAAGCGGTAAAAAGTACAAAGCCTTGGATTAACGAAAACGATAACACCTGGAAAGCTGCACTTGCTAAAGGTATAACACTTGCAAAGTTAAAAGAGCATTACGCTATAAGTAAAGTTAACGCAGCAAAATACGAGGATGCAATTAAAGGAATTTAAGCAAAGAGCTTCATCGGCTGGCAAACTTATGACTAACCCTCGCTCAAAAGGCGAGGTACTAAGTCAAACCACTAAAAGCCATCTACAAGAGTGGCTGAAGTCTGAGCTTTACGGCATACGCAAGCAAATTAAAAGCAAGTATTTAGATAAAGGTAACGCAGTTGAAGACTCAGCAATAGACTACGCAGCCGCAGAGCTTGGCTGGCTATTTGCCATAAAAAATGAAGAGTTTTTCGAAGATGAGTACTTCTGCGGGACGCCTGACGTAATTTTAGAGGATACGATAGTAGATATTAAAAGTAGCTGGGACTGCTTTACCTTCCCGCTATTCGAGGATGAGATACCAAACTCGGATTACTTCCACCAACTTCAGGTCTATATGCACTTAACTGGTAAACGTAAAGCGACTCTTTGCTATGTGCTTATGAACACTCCCGAGCATTTAAGCTACGAAGAGCCGCAAGACTACTCAGAGGTAGAGAGCAAATATCGGATAAAGACTTTTAACATAGAATACGATATAGAGGTGATAGAAAAATTAATAGAGAGAGTAAAAATTTCAAGAGAATATATAAAGAGTTTAATATGAGTGAGAGAATAATGAAGAGAGAGCTGGGAGAAGCTAAACAAACTATTATATCAATGGGAATGTTAATCGCAGACTACGAGAAGGCTTTAAAATATAGGGGCTATATGGATAAAAGGATTGAAAGTATGCGGAATAAACATAACTTAGGCACTACTATGCAAATGAGCAACGGAGAGCCGCTATACTTTGAGCGAATAATGGAGGTAGTATCAATGTACTACAACGAACCCAAAGAGGATATAAGAGGCACTAAACGCCCTCGCAACTTAGTAGACGCTCGACATATGTTCTGCTATTTATCCAAGCAAAATACCTCAGCTACTTTAAAAGAGATAGGAGCTTACATAGGAGGTAAAGACCATTCTACAGTTCTTCACGCCATAGATAAAATAACAGACCTCTTACAAAGCGATAAATTAATGCAAAGAGATTATAACAAAATTATACAATTAATAAAATGAGCTACGATAAAAAATTAAACTCAGGACAAAAGCTTTATTTAATGGCAATAGCTATGCAAGCTGAAATGGACGAGTGCGGTATAAAAAAAACGCACCCTTTTAGAAAATCAGTAACCTCTTACGAGTTATGGATAAAAGAACAAAGTAGCGTAGTGGAGCTTTTAAGCTCAGAGGCTCACGCTAAAGCGGTACATAATTTTAACGTAATAATAGATAGTATTACAATAGGAGATTTAGCCCACGAAATAGGTGAATTTACAGTAGAGAGATGAGCTTGAATATAAAACTAATCCTAATAGTAGCTATATCTGCTACGCTATTTATTACAACTTTGATTCATATATCAAAAGAAAAAGAAGCTTTGCTGCCTCCAAGAGTTATTACCCTGAGCAATACCGACACTATCTACAAAAAAATAGAAATACTTAAATTAAAATCTGACACAATCAAAATAAAATATGAAACAAAAATCAATACTTATCGTAACGCTTCTACTACTAACAAAATTAGCTTATTCGCAGACCGTATTAATAGATGAGTCTGGAGATACGACTATCTGTATAACCTTGCCTCAGATGGATAGAGTCTATATTGAATTGTTGCAAAAAGATAGTTTATTAGAGCAAGCTCATTTAAGCAACTCTAAAGAGGTTTTATTGTATCAGGTAATAGATAGTGCCAAAAAAGATATAGAGTCGCTACAATCGCTTGTATATGCCATTGATAGCGAAAATTTAGGTTTGCATTTGGAGAATGAAAACCAAAAGACTCAAATTAGGACAAATCGAACCATCTCTTTTATTTCTGTAATAACCCTATTTCTATTTATTGCTTTATGAGCTTAATTAGGAATAGCAAGCAAGTTAAGCAAGCTATCGACTTTAGTGGCATTCAAAACGGTAAGATACATCCTTCAGATATAGACGCAGTATTAGAGTTCGATAACCAGGTTTTAATATTAATAGAGGTTAAGCGTATAGGTAACGATATACCTACTGGGCAGCGTTTATTATTAGAGCGTCTTTGTGACTCCTGGCATACCGATAAAAGTATAGTATTAAAAGTGGTACATAATTTTACTGAAGATAACTCCGATATACCTTTAAGGCTTTGCAGAGTTGAGCAGTCTTACTATAAAGGTGTTTGGGTTGCTAAAGACTCAGACTTAAAAGACGCTTTAGTTTTAATAGGTAAA